CGCGAGGGCGTCGAGCTGGGCCTGCGACTTGCTCGCCCATTTCCCCATCGCCATACGGAATTTTTCGCCCGAGCTCGCCATCAGCGCGCCCCGTAGGCGAGGGTGTACACGGCGCCGTCGCTGGCCGGATCGTAGGTGCGCGACCAGAGGATGCGGTACCGCACCGCGCCCACCACGGCCACGTCGCCCGGGGCCGGCTCGAAATCGCGCACGCCTTGTTGCGAGAGGTGCAGCTCGACCTCGATCTTTTCGCGCAGGGTTTGCGGCACGAGCGCGAGCGACGAGCCCGCGGGCAGCTTCAGGCACGCGAAGGTGCGCGTCGTGGCATCGGCCGGCACCTCGCGGCGCGTGACCGGATCCATCGAGGCGGGCCGCTCGCGCTCGATGGTGATCAGGCCGCCTTTCTTCGTCAGGATCCGCAGCGCGGTCGCCGCTTGGCTGTCGTACTTACCCACGGCCTACCTCACTCAGCGAGATCTTCAGCGCCGCCCGTGTTGCTGCCCGGGTTGTGCTGCATATCGTTGTGGAAGTAGGACGGCGGTACCGGATCTTCGGCCACCGGCCCCGCGAGCTGGGGCGCCGCAAGCATGTAGTCCTTGTCGCGCACGTACTGCTCGAGGAACGCCGTGGCCTGCTGATACACCTTCTGCGCCGGCGCGCTCTCCGCGTACGTGGTGGAGATCGGTCCGACCGATTCGCTGTGGATCATCCCGCCGCGCTCGAGATCCTGAAAGAGATCCACGTCCGCGATCGCCTTGAAGGCGAGCTCTGCGCACGCCTTCGCCACGCGCAGCGGCACGCCTGTCACCGGCTGCGAGCTCCAATCGAGCAGGCCTGCGCGCGGAAACTCGAGCGACTGCGCCGCGGTGATGCGCGTGCCCTTGTAGCGAAACGCGGTATCGATCCAGTTGGTCGCCGCACGCAGGCGCGTGGCGAGGTACTCGTCGCTCGAGCTGGCATCGATCGCATAGCCCACGTTGGCGCAGTACTGCTTCAGATCATCGACGCCGATGTAGCTGTCGGCGCCGGCGATGCCGGTGCCATCTTCGACGACGAGGGCGGTGCTAAAGATACCCATGCGGTTCCCCTGTTACGCGGCCTTTTTCGCCGGCTTCGCGCCGGCCTTCTTCAGTGCTTCGTCCTTCGAGTGCGGGCCGCTTACCTTCACTTCGCCGGCGAACACGAACCACTTGCCGAAGCCTTCGTGCCGAGCCTCGAGCCCACCGCCTACGGGGGCCGTGTCGCCGCTCGCGACCGCCTGCTCGAGGTTTGCATCGGGCGAGGGTTCGGGAGCCGGCTGGCGGGCCGGCTTTTCGGCCGTGCCGATCACGATCGGATTGCCGTCTGCATCGGTGCGAACGTCGATGAAGCGGCCCTCGTGAAGCTGGCGGAACAGGCGCTCGTTCGTCACGTCCTCGCGATCGATCACGTCGCCGGCGCGCAGCTTTTCGGCCTCGAGCTCGAAGGCCTTGATCACGACGAATTGGAAGAGGGTGGAAAACGGAATACGGTCGTACTTGGTGCGTGGCATGTGGGGAGTTCCTTGAAGGGGTGAAAAAAAGGCGGCACGAGGGGTGCCCGTGCCGCCTTTTGCGCCGTGGCGCTGCCGCTTAGGCGATCGCGCCGAAGTAGAAACCGAGGTCGGCGCCGACGAGCTGGCAGGCGAACGACATATCGATTTCCACGCGATCCGCGCCGATCGCTTCCATGCGGAACGAGCGGATCCGCGCGCCGTCTGCGCCCGAGCCCAGCAGGCCGGTCCACGAGAACGTGTAACCCGCGGTCGGGGTCATCAGGCCCGGCGTCGGCGTGCTGTAGCACAGCAGTGCGCTTGCGCCACCGATGAACTGGTGACTCGGAGCCTGCCCTTCCTTCGCGGTGTTCTCGATCGCGTTCATCACGAGGATGCGCTGCACCTTGAAGAGCTTCGCCAGGTCGGCGTCGTTCACATCAGCCGGGGCGCCGGCCGTTTGGCCGTACTTCACGCGGTCGATGATTTCCGGGTGATCGAGCAGCGCGTCGTACACCACGCGGCCCAGCACAAGCGTGTTCGGCTCGTAGCCGGTGTCTTGGCGGATCGTGCGCTTCGCCATACGGATGTTTTCGATCGGCGTCGAGCTCGCCGAGCTCCACTTGACCACCTGATTCGCGCCCGGTGCCGAAGCCACGCCCGAGTAATCGTGCGTCCACACGCCCGACTTCAGATACTTCGCGGTGAACAGCTTCTCTTTCTTGATCAGCGCCTTTTGCGTGACGTAGATCGTTGCCTCGCTGTCGACGTTGAGCACCGCGTCGGCGTTCGCGCGCACTTCATCCGGCACGTCGCGGTGGAACGAGTAGCGCGGGGCGAAATACGTGGGCGTGTTGTCCACGTTGTAGCCGCCGCCGGCCGATTCGGTTGCAGGTGCGCGTTCCTGCATTTCGTCCCGGTTGAATTCGCCGCGGTCGTACGTGTAGTAACGATCGCTTTGCTTCGAAACGGGAATGTTCGGAAACACTTGCGAGGCCACGAACGCCGATGCGTCTTGGATATACGCGATCGAAATGTTCGTGAGCGGGGTATTGACGTGAACGTCGCCCGGAGTCGGATTCATGTTGCTGCTCTCCTAAAATTGCGGAATGGGTTTGCTCTGCGGGGCTTTAAGCCTTACCGCCGGTGAAGAGCAGCACCGGGATAACGTCGCCGGGGTTGCCCGAATCGAGCGCTTCGCCGTTGATCACGTTGCCGGTCGCTGCGGTGACGGCCAAGCCGCCCGCTGCTGCCGCCACCTGATCGCCTGCCGTGACGGCCGTTGCGCCGACCTGGACCTTCAGCACGCCGGCGTACGCCACCGTGCAGATGTTTCCGGCCAGCGGGTTCGTGCGGTTCACGCCGAGCGCCTTGGCGCCTGCGGCCGTGGGCTGCACTTGCCCGAGGTTGTTTTGCGAGACGAAGCGATTGCGCAGCGCCGACAGATCGACCGCAGCGGTGCGCGAGATCGACTTAATGTCTTGTTCCCAGCTCATAGAAACTCCGAAAATTGAGCGTTCAAAAGCGACGCCCGAAGGCGCCGCGACAGGGTTTCAACAGAGGCCGGTTAGCGGCGCTTTGCGATGTAGGCCTGATACAGGCCCGGGTTTTCCTTCATCGCCAGCTCGTAGGCCTTCGCGTGCGAGAGGCCCTTCGACTTGGCGATTTCGGTTGCCGCTGCGTTCAGCGCGGCTTCCGGATCGGTGCCATCGACGTGCGCACCGGCATTCGTGCCGTGCGCGCGGAACAGGCCACCTTCGGTCGCTTGCGCGCCCGCGGCCTTCAGGATCGTTTCGATCGTTGCCACGTCATCAGCCGTGGTCATGCCCTTGGCGACGCGAACGAGCAGCGGGCCGGCCCTTTCCGGTTCCGCCACGCCCAGCGTGCGGGCCTTCGCGATCGCTTCGCCTTCTTCCTTCTCGCTGCGCATCTTCTCGACCGACTCGAGCGCCAGCTTCGTTGCTGCGCGATCGGCGACGATGCGATTGCGCACGCCTTCGGGCAGGCCCTTGAGGAACTGCTCGTCTTGCTGTTCGTCGGTCAGGCCGCGGCCCTTCTGCACTTCCTCGAGGTCGCCCTTCATCTTTGCGATCGTGGTTTCGTGCGATTTCACGAGTGCTTCGGCCGCGTCCGCACGTGCTTTGTGCACTGCGTTATCGGCTTCGGCTTTCTCGAGAGCGGCGGACAGTTGTGCCAAGTCCATGAAAATCTCCGTGATGGAAGCCGCAGCCAATGCGGCTGCGTTCTGGTCGGCAGCGGGGCTCGCTGCCAGAGCTTTCGCGATCAATTGATCTGCAAAATCGGGGAGGTGCTGAAGCATCGCGAGCCGCGCCTTTGCGACGGCCGCGCCTGCGTCTGCGCCTGCGTTCGGGGTGCTGGTTGCCGGGTCGCCGTTGATCACGCCCGGGCTCGAGCTGGTGCCGAGCATCGAGCCGGGTTTCTTCGGCTTGCCGGTCTTCGGATCCATCTCTTCGGGCTTGCGCTTGGCGATCAGCACGCGCGATTCTTCATTCGCGCCTTCGTCGACGAGCGAGAGCTCTTCGAGCACGAGGTTCGTAAGTTGCTTCGGCATCAGGCGATCTCTTTGCGCGTACCGCGCCCGCCGATCGAGAAAGCCGTGAGCTCTCCGCTGCGGACGCGCTTTTGGATTTCGGGGGAATGGACGTGCATGCCCACGAACCACCCGCGGCGGGGGTCCGTGATGCCGAGCGCTTTGGCTACTTCGTCGTCAACGATGAGGGATTCAACGACTTCGCCGATCTGCGAGCCGTTGTGCATCGCTTTCGCGACGCGGGTGTCGGTGATGAATTGATGAGCGGCAGTGCGCAGATCCTCGATGTGGATCACGTCGCCCTGCCAATCCTCTACGGGCTCGCCGTCCTTAGAGACGACAGAAGCCCAGCCGCGCACATAGCGGCCTTCGTTGTCTGCTTTCGCAAACGCAAAGGTGATGCCGATCTGTTCCAAGGGAACCCTTCGGGGAAATGAGCCGTGGGATGCAAGCACGCCGGGTTCGCCAAGGGGGCGAGGCTGTGCTGCGGGCTTATCTCAGGTGTGTCCGAAGGGGGGAAATGAAGAATTGCCGCGTATCTTAGCCGTGATCGATCGAAATGTGCAACCGATCACGGCAAAACAGCGTCAGTGCAGCAGCGCGATCTTACAGGTGAAGAGATCCGAGTACTTGTCGGCGAGCGCTTCGAAGGCGGTTTTCGCGCCGTCCGTATCGCCCGAGAGCGCGAGATCTTTCAAGACGGCATAGGCCTCGAGCGTGAGGATCGCGCACACGCCCTTCAGCACGGCCGGGGTATCCGGCAGATCCTTCGGCAGGTGAATGTAGAGTTGCGCGTGCGCCTGCTCTGCGATGCGCTCCGCGTCCTCGCGCGCGCCGAGCGCTTCGGCGAGCTGGTTGGTCGACTCGAGATCGATCGCCTGCGCAACCGGGCCCGAGATCTTGCCGGCCATCACCCCGGCATACCGCTCGTTAATCCCGTTGATGTGCACCTTGACGTAATTGTCGATGCATTCGATGTGCTTGCCCTTCACGGCGCGTCCTCTTGTTCTTGCAGATCGCCGTCCACCGGCAGGCCTGCGAATAGGTTTGTGAAATCGCCGATCACGCCCTCGAGCGCGTCGGTCGCGGCTTCCTGATTGCCGTCCTGCATGAGCGTGCCGATCACCTCATACACCTCGAGCATGAGAACGGCGCACGCCTGCTGCACCGCGTCCGTATCGTCGGCCGCGGCTTCTGCATCGAGCGAGGGCGCGAGATTCTGGCGCACGGCGATCGCGAGCCCGTGCGGGTTCCAATCGCCGACCGTCTCGAAGGCATCATTCTCGCCGCAGAGCACTGCCGCCAGCGCGAGCACATCGTCCCGGTTCGCGTCGGCCGCGACGTTCTGCTCGAGCTGGCCATCGGCGACCTGGCCGATGCGCTGCGCTGTCTGCGAGACGACCTGGCGCACGAGCGCGCCGATCACTTCCGGATCGCCAAGGTACGGCTTTTGGCCGTTGACCTTGTCCATCGCGATATGAAAGCCGGACGATCCCGCTTTCGTTGTGGTGTCCATCTGGAAAGCCATGCGCTTTACTCCTTATCGCTCGCGTGGGTCGGCAGCACGATCACGTGCACGATATGCGAGAGGCCGTTACCGAAGCCGTCTGCATCCGGCGTGCCGTGATTCGTCTCCACCTTCTGAACGTGCAGGCGGGTGTTCGCCGGCAGCAGGATCTCTTTCTCGTTGCTGAAGTGCGAGATCGAGCCGCCGGTCGGGTTCGAACCTTGGCCAACGTACAGGCCTTTCACGCCCGGGCCGACCGTCATTTTCAGGTGAACGTTACCGCTCCACACATCGGGGCTAATCGATGTGGACATGATAGCGGGTTCCTGAATCACTTTGCCCGTGCTGGCGAGCACCTGCTCGAGGTCCGATCCGCTGATCGAGATCTTCCGCGAGAGGATCGTGCCCGGGGCGATCTCGTGGCCAATCGTGTGGATCGCCGAGTTCGCCGCCTTTGCTTGCTCGTTCGGGGCGCCCTTCCAGAGCGAGCTATTCATCTCGTGATAGCCCGAGCCGGTATAGGACTGCACCGCCTGTTGCTGGGTGGCGCCCAGCTTCGCGAAACCCGTCTGCGCGGTCTTCGCGTATGTCGAAGTGGTGAGCTTCTTGCCCTTGAAGGTGATTTTCGGCAGATCGAGGGGCTTGTGCAGCGCGCCCGGGGCGCCGAGCTCGATGTACTTGGCGACGTTCTTTACGCCGGCGCCGCTCGTTGCGCCCTTGTGTGCCGGGAACATCGCGTCGAGCGCATGCAGCGGGTGCCCTTCGGCGAGGCGGAATTTCTTGGGCGGGTTGAGCTGCGCGTCGATCTCGTTCTTCATCTGCTGCGCGAAGCCCTTCACGTGCTGCGAGGGGTGCTCGCTGGGGCTCACGTGCTTCACGGTGCCGGCTGCGTCGGCCACGACCGGCAGCTTCACCGCGTCGATCGCTTCGGGCTTGCCAGTCTTCGCCGCCTCGTGGATCTGGCCCACGGCGTACGCGTTCGCCTCGTTGATCGCCTGCTTCGAGCTGGGGCCGGGCTTGCCGGTGGCGCCCCACGACATAAAGTTCGGCGGGGTCGAGAGCTTGGCCGGGTCGAATTTCGGCTCTTTCTTCGCCGGCTTGGCCGCTGCTGCGTGCGCCTGCACGGCGTCCGCGTGGGCCTTCGCCTGCTCTGCGACGTGCTCCTTCGTGCTCGAGGCGATCGCCGCGATCAAGTTGGCTTGATGCTTCGCGGCCGTCTTGCCGAAGGTGTTGCTGCCGAAGGTGTGCGATGCGATCGCCGCCAGTGCCACGTCTTTCGGGATCGAGCCGGCCGCGAACGCTTCCGCGTGCGCGTGCATGGCGTCGACCTTTTTGATCAGGCCGTGATTCGGGTTCGCCGCGCTCGAGAGCTTCGTCGGCTTGGCCGGCAGCGCGATCGGCGTCGCGGCCTGCGCGGCGTGCGCCGTGGCGACGGCGACGTGCGCTTCAGCGGCTTTCGGCGCGCGCAGCGGCTTCGCGGGCTCTGCGGCCGGCGCGGGCGCCTCGAGCGCCTTGCCGGTGAGATGTTCGTGCAGCGCCGAGACGTAGGCCTTCACCTTCTGGCTTGCGGGGCTCTTCATGCCGCCCATCGTCGTGTGCAGGTGCTTCAAGCCTTCCGGCGCGTCGTTCGCGTGGTGTGCCTGCGCATCACCGATCGTGTGGCCCCACGTCTCTTTGCTCACATCAGGGACGGCCGGCATCGGCTTCGCCGCGGGCTTGCCGCCATTGGCCGCGAGGTGCGCGAGCACTTCTGCGCCGTAGGCGTGCACCTTCTTGCCCTTCAGGGTGTTGTCCGGAACGCCCGCGAGCGCCTGCTCGACGGCCGCCTTGTTGCCGGCCTTGTGCGCGGCCTCGATCTCGTCGGCGACCGACGCGTACGCCACGCCGTTGATATGCGGCTTCACCGGCGCGTGCGCGGCGATATCAGGTGTATGGTGAGCTGATACGGGAGCGCTATCAAGGTGAGGTGTTTTGTGCGCAGGTGCGGCGCCCAGCTTCGAGGCGAGATCCTGCTGCCGCGCGAGCAGCTTGGCGGTGAGCGCGGCCTTGTGCGTGGCATCGCCCGGGCCGTAGGTGTCGACGAGCTTCTTGATGGTTTCCGGCGGCAGCGCGAGCACGCCTTCTGCGCTCTTCACCATATCGCTGTGCGTCATCGGCCCGTAGATCGATTTCGCCGAGGGGTTGATGCTCGCGTCGCGCATCGTGTCCAGCTCGCCGACCGTGGTGCCGAAGAGCGCGCCCTTCTTGCCGCCCATCGCCTTGTAATCGAGGGCGCCGCCCGGGTCGATGTTCACGGCCTTGCCGCCGTGCATCACCGTGTTGTCGTGCGAGAGGCCGATCGCGTCCCAGTTCGCGAGCCATGCGTGCGCGGCGAAATCCTTCTGCGCGGCCATCTTGTGCATCAGGTTGCCGGCGTTCAGCGCCTCGTGCCCCTCGAGCATCTTGGACGCCACGCCGAGCCCGCCCTTGTGGGCGCCGCCGAGATCGACGAGCTTCATTTCGGCCGCGCCGGCGCCGGTGGCGTGCAGCAGGTGCGAGGCGAGCACCTCGCTCTTCGCCATATCGTCGTCGCCGTAGCTCTTCACGAGCCACTTCTGCCCGTGCTGATCCTTGTAGATCGCGCCGTCGCTCGAGCCGCCGGGTTTGGCGCCGACCTTCGTCCAGGTCGAGAGCTTTTCCGGGCCGGTGATGGCGTGCACGCTCGCCACGGCCTTCGTCTTGTGCTCCTTCTCCGCGAGCAGCTCCTTGCCGTACTGGTGCGCCTGCGCGGCCCATTTGTCGTGGGAGTTGAGCTTGCCCTTCGAGGCGTGGCCGGCCACCTTGGCGTCGAGCTTCGCGGTTGCTTCCTGCACGTGCTTCCAATCGCCCGCCTGCGCGGCCTTGTGCATGCCGTCCGCGATCTTCTGGTAGGTGGGGTTCGTGGCAGAGCCGATCTTCGGCGGCGCCGTGAAGCCGTCCGAGCCGGCCGACTTCCACTGGCCGCCCAGCGGCGAGCCCTTCGGCCATCGCGGCTGCTTGGCGTTCTTCTTCACCTTGCCGGCCGGGTGGGGCGTCTCCCACTGGTAGTCGCTCGCGATGCCCTTGTCGACGTGCTTGTTCAGGTAATCGTGGAGCTGCTCGCGCGGAACGAGCCGCATCGCCTGCGATTCCCAGCCCATCGCGGTCGGGGTGCCGCCCACGCGCTTCGCCGTGAACACGCGGGCACGGCTCGTGTCGCGGTCGTAGTCGCCCAGCACGCCCGTGATCTGCACCTTCAGGCCGGTTTCCTCGTAGGCCTCTTTGATGGCGTTCTGCTGAAGCGTGAGGCCGGGCTCTGCGGTGCCCTTCGGGAAGGTGTGCTGATACCCGCCGTAATGGTTCGTCGGCTTCGTGAGCCATACGCGGCCGTCCGGTTCCTCGATTACCACGCCGGCGGCCGTGTACTTCTGCGGGTGCGGCAGGAACGGCGCGTCGTGCTCGAGCGCCGGGTTCGTGCCCTCGACCTTCCGCCAGCCGGCGTGATCAGTGGGCGCGTCGTGCCACGGCTCGAGCTTCGTGCCGTTGAGCGTTGCCGGGGCGCTGCCGCCCGGGACGAACGTGGCCGTCTTGCCCGCGTGAGTCCAGGTCGAAGGCGCGCTCGCCGGCGTGGGCGCGTGCACGACGACAGAATTGCCGTGATCGTCTTTCTGAGCGTGGAAGGCCGCGCCGCGGGGCAGCACGCCGTGCGGGCCGCTCGAGCTCGAGCTGTGCGCCGGCGGGGCGAAGAGATCGCCCGAGGCCGCGCTGCCGGCGCCGCTAGGCGCGAATTGCCCGCCTTTCGGCGAGCCCTTGGGCCATCGGGAGATAGCCTTGTCGATCTTTTCGAATAGCAGCCGCGCGTTCAGCAGCGGCAGGTTTTTGGTCTGCATCGAACCCCTCGTCGCAATGGGAAGCACGAAGCGCGGGCGGCTTCGTGGGTGTCTTCGGCATGGGTGCGAACGAGGGGGATCTGAAGGGGAAAGTGCCAGTTTGCGATTTGGCGCAAGTTGGCACTTTATGCAAAACGAGGCGCTTTGTATGCGCCGGCGAGCAGTTTAACGGTTCTCTTCGTCCTCAATGGCGCGAGTTACGGCCATCGAGAAAAATGCGGCGCGACTCATGCCGCGGCGTGCCGCAGCTCGATC